CCAATCTCAGCCGCAGCCCTGACGATGGCGCGGCGGGTTGCGGCGTACATGTCCTCGTTGCCGTGCTCAGTTGTTGGGTGTGCCGGCCACCACTCTCGGCTACCTAGCATCACTTGGTCGTGATGCGCCCAGGTTTCTCGCTCGACGGCATCTATGCTGATCGCCAGCCCCAACTTCACCGCCAGCCGCAGCGCATCACCGTCGTCGGTGAGGGGGTCCCATCGGACGAACTCGTTGAAATCGTCGTGTGAAAGAACACCGAGATCGTGTACATAGCTCATCCCTGCCGCCTTCGCAGCGGCCTCAAGTAGTTCGCGGTCAGTACCCATGTGGTGTGCTCCCTTCCATCCAGCTTGGTTTCTTGGGCAGCGGTGCCCAGCCGAGGTATCCGGTAGCCGCAGGCGTGTACTGCCCGTACACGGCAACACCGCCTGTGGTCAAAAGTTGCACCTTGGCCGACAGCGGGCAGGTGTGCAGTGGGCGCCAGAAGTAGTCCTGATCAACCGCCACTGACTTGTCGTTGGTGAGCTTGACACGGATGACCTTCAATTCGTTTTCTGCACAGCTCATGCGGCTGCCTCCTGAGTCATGATCTCCAGCTGCGTGCGCAGCCGGTCAATTCGGCTTTCGTGATAGATCACCATCGCATTGGCGTAGTCACGCCCGGTCTGCGCCTCGAGCAGGCCGCGACGGGCTTGGTCAAGTTCACGGGCGATGAGTTCCTCTGGTGATGGCGTGCGAAAAGGATTCGGGATGCGGATCATGCTGAAACTCCACTGATGGCACGCAAGCGGCGTGCGTAATGCCAGATGCTTGGCGCCTGTTCGATAGCCCGCTGCAGGGCCACGGTTTCGGGTTCTGGTGGTGGTGGTGGCGGCGCGATTCTCCAGCGTGCCCAGCGGCCTGCGCTGGACGGCACGATCAGGCCGGCTTTGTGCAGCTGGTGCAGATAGGTGCGGGCCGTGGCTCCCTCGCACCCAAGCCTGAATGCGATGTCTGCCATGGCCACAGGCTGGCGTTCGCGGATGATGGCCAGGGTTTCGGCTTGGCGGGGGGTCATGCTTGACCTCTTGCGCGGATAGCTTCGTCGTATGCCCACTGAGTCTTAAACCAGTTGTCTGCGCTCATTTGCAGAATGGCCTCGCGCTCGGCAGCGGCGACAAGGGCGGCGAAGCGCTCTAGGTGTTGCATTTGTGGATGGGCAATGCTTGGCATCCACTCTGGTGCTAGGCCCGACTGCCGCGCCAAATTGATGATGTCGTCTCGGCTCATGCGGCCTCCCTGGCATTCAGCTCCGCAGCGAGCTTCTCAGCCGCGTCACGGGTGCGGCAGTCGGCTACCACGTCCAGGTGGATCACCGGACGGACGACCAGATGACGGTCATTGCCGGTCTCTGGATCGGTCCACAGAATCACGCGATGCTGGGTGTCAGATTGGCTCATCTGCGGCCTCCAGCGTCTCCACAGGCGCCTGCGCTGCGCGAATCTGGCCAGCACGTACCTTGGCGGCGTCCATGGCCTCATCGCGGGCGTCTTTGTCAAGCGTGCGGATCACAGGCCGCAGGGCGTTCAGCGCGTCGATGCTTTGCGCGGCGTCGATCTGGCGCATCACGCTGCCGAAGTCTGCAACCTCAACCACCGGCCCCATGTCTCGAGGCGCGGCCGGCTGGGCCTGCTGCTGGTCCATGTCTTCGGCCTCCTCGGGCGTGTAGGTGCCGACGACCACGCCTGGGAACACGGTGCGGATGCCTTCGGAGATGCAGCGGGCGCGGAGCATCTGGCGCGGGTAGGACTTCCAAGTCGGGTTCTTGGTCAGGCCGGCAGCCATGGCCATGTCCAGCGTCCACTCAATCTCCACGCTGCCGCCTTGCGGGTGGCTGAACGTGCCGACCACGCGCCGGTCGGTGTATTCGCCCCAGCGCACAGAGCCGCCTGCCGAGTGGAAGCGGGCCAGCATGGCGTCGGCCTTGAGGGTGGGCCTGCCGTTGATCACATGGTAGTCACGGGCGGCGATGGCCGGGTGCAGCCCTTCAGCCTGCGCGATAAGCATCAGGGCCATGGCCTGGTCTGGGGTCTTGACCCCGAACAGGCCGGACTTGGCGACGGCCAGAGCCATACGCTCGACTTGATCGACGGGAACGAGTGCAGTTGACATTCAGAAACTCCTTTTGGTTGCGTGGGATCGTTCATTTAATGCTCTGCCAACGGACCATCCCGCATAAATCCGTTTGGCAAAAGTTGTGTAGGTAACGACAGATTCACGAGCCCATTCAGCCATCGTTTGGGTTTTGCCTTGATGTGTAATCGCAGTTGTTTGTTGTGGTCGCTGATTGGCACGCTGTTCCCGTGGCGTAGCCCATCTGCAATTACCGGGCTCGTAGTTGCCTTCGTTGTTGATTCTGTCGAGCGTCTTGCCGGTTGGGCGCTCTCCCATGTCCGCAAGAAAGTTCTCAAAACGATTCCATCGTTCGCAAACTTTGATGCCACAACCACCATATCGTGGGTACGAGATGAAAGACTTATCCAAGCAACGGCGGCGCATTGCGACCCATGTTGAATAAGTTGGATCTGATCCGTTGCGGCCATGAGTTTTTCTTGATGCAGCGCGAGTACAGCCACATGATTTGCTATTGCCATTTTTCAGGTTGTTAGCAATCACAAACATCACAAAACCGCAATCGCACCTGCAAACAAATCTGGCACGTCGGCAAGGTTTCTTTTTTCCAACAAACACTGGACTAGCTTGGGAAATGACCTCAAGCAATCCAAATTTCTGACCGATCATGGCGATTAGAACGATACCTTTGCGCGTAGCCTGGACACAATGTCGTCAGCCTCTGCACTGAATCCGATGATTTCCCGCTCCAGCCTAGACTGGAACTCGGGGTCTGCCTTGACTCTTTGCACATAGAGCTGCAAGTCTGCTGGCATTCTACTATCAAAACTCACGAAATCTGCCCACTCGCGGCCTGTCAGCCACATCTGGCCCTGGATCTGCGGCATGTGATCCTCTGGCATGCCGTTGAGCCAGGTCTCAAGGTGCACCTGCGAATTCCATGGGCACTTGATCTCGATCAGCCCGAAGGCGCCATCGGGGTCAGATTCGTCTGAAACCAGGCCGTCAGGCGAGGCGCCGATGGGCAGCTTCGGATGCGCGATGAAGCCCGTCTCTGTGATCCTGGCCGAGGTAGTGAACTGATACGCCACGCGGGCGGCGTCTTCGTTCTCGCGGCCCCAGCGCAGCGGAGCGGCGTCGGGCATCTGCACGGGCTGGCCCGTCAGGCGCTCAGTCACGATCTGCCAGAGGTATGTCGTGCGGGCGGCGCTCGGGTTTCCCGGTTCGCCGGCCTTGGCCTGTGCGGCCGTGGGTTTGTTGCGGGCCAGTACGTCCTTGAAGCGGCTGGCGGTTACCTTGCCGGCGCGGGCGGCGTGCCACTCGTCGGTTCGCTGGGTGTCGGTGATGGTGGTCATGCTGTCTCCGTGGTGAGTTCTGCGGACGAATCGGCGACTGCCGAGCCCTGGGCCACGGCGGCGCGGAGCTCCGAAGCGAGCTGCAGGGCCTCCTCATCAGTGAGCCAGATGCTGCAGTCCAGCTTGCCGGCGCCGCTGCTCATGATGAAAACGGTATGCCCGAATTCCGCCGTGGTGGTGGATCTGTGAGCCTTAAACGTGGTTGTCATGGTGTGGTCCTTTCAGTACCAGTGGTGGGGGTCATCAAAATAGGGATCGTCGTTCATGCTGTCGGCCATGAGTTCCATGGCGCGGTCATCAATCCAGGTGCGCTCGTCGCGCAGGATGCGGTCTTTCATCTCCATGCGGGCGTGTAGGCACTGCGCATCAGAGCCGGTCAGCATCAGCGTCCAGAGCTGGTCTGTGGTGGCCTCGCTCATGTCCAGGTCTTCAAAGCCGCGCACGTCGGTGGTTCCGCCTTCTGGCTGGCGCAGGTTGTCGCACAGCCAGAGGCTGGTGCTGAACGTGTCGGCCAGAAGTTCGTCTGCCGCATCAGCTCGGTGGCTGTCGCTGGGCTCGCGGTCGCCGTCCCAGCGCGGGTCACGCGGGTCTGTGCACTGGCCCCAAGTGGCGCTATCGCTGGGGCCGTAGGTGGTAAGGTTTTGCATGTGATAGGGCTCCTGTGGTTTAGATGAAGGCCGCCAGCAGGCAGCCGAGGGTGATGCCGAAGGCGGCGGCGAAGGCGTAGTCGATGGGGCGAAGGGGTTGCATGGTGTGGTTTGGTTGGTGGGTGACACTGGCAAGCCGCTGGGCTTGCCGCTGCCACCGCAGCGGGGTATTAGGCTGCGCAGGCTGCACGCGGTGTCTTGACGGTGAAACCAGAGTTGCGCAGGATTTCGCGGCGGATCGTCACGCTGCGCTCGGCGGCCGCAGACCGCAAGGCACGGGCGGTTGCCATTGCGGTGCTGAACTTGTCGGATTGGCCCAGGATGATCCATGCGCGCAGGGACTGCTCGGCGTCGCGCTCAATTTGCTCGGCGTCGCGGATCAGGTACTCTGGCTTGACGGTGTAAATGGTGGTCATGTTGCGTCTCCGGTTGCGTGTTGCGATGGAAGAATCATAAACCAAAGTTAACACCTGCAACGCATTCCCGACTGAAAACTAGGGTTTACAGTTTGACGCGGGATCGGTTACAGTGTGGGCATGAAACAAAAACGCCATGCCGGCCCCATGCCGGCCTTATGCCGGCCCCACGCCGGCCCGTTGCCGGCCATCAGCACAGCCGACGCGATCACGCGGGCAGGCTCCATCAGCGCATTGGCCCGCTTGCTGGGCATCAGCCGCGTGGCCGTGCACAAGTGGGGCGAGACGCCCCCGCCGGCTCGCATGTGGCAACTGATGCAGATCAGGCCAGAGTGGTTCGCTTCGGGGGCTAAGCCGTGAGCGCCCTGGACACCGCACGCCTGCGCCTAGTGGAACTCACCGAGCGGCGAGGCCAGAAGATCACGGCGCGAGACATCGCCACGGCACACATGGCCATTGCTGCGCTGGATCATCTGCGCGAGCTGTCCGAGCGCAACATGCAGGCGTATGGTTACCAGCTAAGCACCAGCGTAGACCGTGGCATCCAGTTGGACGCAATGCGCGAAATGCTCGGGCAGATTCGGGAGATTCTGGAATGAAGCAAGGCGACCGCGTGCGCCTGTCAGACGGCCAGGACGCCATGGTGCTGGAGGTCGGCGTAGCAACCCTGCGCGTGGCCCGCATCCGCGAGGATTGGCCGTTTCCCGGTTTGCCTGAGTCTGTGCTGCGCGGCACGGTCAAGCGGCTGCCGTCGCGGTATCTGCGCGAGACGCATCAGGATGCGGATCCGGCCCGGTGGTGAGCCGGACCCGATGATTTTTCAACCTGCGGCACGGCCGCAACGAAAGGAGAAAGAGTGCAAAACTATGAGGACTTCGTGGCCGGCAAGCGCCGCGCCGAGGTGGCCACTGGCCATCATCCGGGAAGGCTAAACGAACATCTGTTCGACTTCCAGCACGCCATCGTCTCATGGGCCGTGCGCCGCGGCCGTGCGGCGATCTTTGCGGACACCGGGCTGGGCAAGACCCTGATGCAACTGTCATGGGCTGACGAGGTGGCATCGCACACGAACGGCGCGGTGCTGATCCTGGCACCGCTGGCCGTGTCAGAGCAGACCATTGAGCAGGGCTACACGTTCGGCATCACGGTGCGGCGGGTTCCGCACGGTGGCTCACCGGATGCTCCTGGCGTCTGGATCACGAACTACGAGCGCATGGATGCCATCGACTTCGGCGGCTTGCATGGGCTTGTGCTGGACGAGTCCAGCATCCTCAAGGCGCACGATGGCAAGACCCGCACGCGCATCATTGAGTCAGCGCAGGGCATTCCGTACCGCCTGAGCTGCACGGCCACGCCAAGCCCGAACGATTTTGAGGAGCTGGGCAACCAGTGCGAGTTTCTCGGCGTGATGACGCGCACCGAGATGCTGGCCACGTACTTTGTGAACGACACCGGAGACACCGGCACCTGGCGCCTGAAGGGCTGGGGTGCATCAAAGTTCTGGGAGTGGATGGGAACGTGGGCCGTGGTGCTGCGCAATCCTTCCGACCTCGGATTCGACGGTTCGCGGTACGTGCTGCCGGCCCCGCAATACCTTGAGCATGTGGTCGAGACAGATCCGCTAGGCAACGACCTATTCAGCCGGCCTGCGCAGACCCTTACAGAGCGCCGTCAAGCGCAGCGCGCAAGCATTGAGCAGCGATGCAGGGCGCTGGCCAATGTGGTCAATTCGGAATCGTCTGAGCCGTGGCTGATCTGGTGCCATCTGAACGACGAGGCCGAACTGCTGCAGAGCCTGATTCCCGGCAGTATCAATGTGCAAGGGTCAGACAGCGCCGAATACAAGGCCGAGCAGATGATGGCCTTCAGCCGTGGCAGTCTGCGCGTTCTCATCAGCAAGCCCAAGATTTGCGGCTTCGGCATGAACTGGCAGCACTGCGCTCGCATGGCGTTCGTCGGGCTGGATGACTCATTCGAGAAGTTCTACCAGGCCGTGCGCCGATGCCATCGGTTCGGCCAGAAGCGCAGCGTGCAGGTGCATCTGTTCACTGCCGAGAACGAAGGCCAGATTCTGCTGAACCTCAAACGCAAAGAAGAGCAGCACCACGAAATGAGCGCGAACATGATCGAGCACATGAAAGACATCATGAACCATGAACTGTCTGGGCAGCAAAACATTGTGGACGAATACCGCGAGGACACGCACCAAGGCGACGGGTTCACCGTGCATCTTGGGGACTGCGTAAAGTGGACCCGGCGCATGGCAGACAACAGCATCGACTACTCAGTGTTCTCGCCCCCGTTCGCTGATCTGTTCGTCTATTCCAACAGCGACCACGACATGGGCAACTGCCGCGACGATGCGGAGTTCGTGGCCCAGCTGCGTTACCTGATCGGCGAACTGTTCCGCATCATCAAGCCTGGGCGCAATGTCAGCTTCCACTGCATGAACCTGCCGACCACCAAGATGCGGCAAGGGTTCATCGGGCTGCGCGACTTCCGGGGCGATCTGATCCGGGCATTCCAGGATGCCGGCTTCATCTACCATTCAGAGGTGTGCATCTGGAAAGACCCCGTAGTCGCCATGCAGCGCACCAAGGCGCTGGGCCTGCTGCACAAGACCATCCGCGAGAACGCCAGCATGTCGCGCATGGGCCTGCCCGACTACGTGGTGACGATGCGCAAGCCTGGAGACGCAGAGCCTCGGGTGACGCATGGCGACGATCTGCCCGTCATGATGTGGCAGAAGTACGCCAGCCCGATTTGGAGCGACATTGACCAAGGGCGCACGCTGAACAAACTGCCAGCCCGCGATGAGAACGACGAAAAGCATATGTGCCCGCTGCAGCTCGACGTCATCGAGCGGTGCATTCATCTGTGGACCAATCGCGGAGACTTGATCTTCAGCCCGTTCACTGGAATTGGTTCTGAGGGCTACTGCGCAGTGAAGATGGGCCGCAGGTTTGTTGGCACTGAACTGAAGCCGCAGTATTGGGAGCTGGCCGTGGAGAACATCACCGACGCCACGCGCGAGCAGCGCGGGCTTTTTGCAGCATGACCAGAGGCCGCGAAACCCTGCGCGAGAAGATGCTGCGCAATCAGGCGACCATGGATCGCTATGCCGCCATCAGCGGCAAGCCCCGCGTGTTGTTGGACATCCCGCCTGAGCCGGCCAAGCGTGGGCCCAGGAAGGCGTCAGGCCAGCCTACAGAGGCGCAGATTCTCAAGGCCGTCATGGCGCTGCTGAAGCGGCACCCGAAGGTCGCCAAGTGCTGGCGGCAGAACTCGGGCACGTTCCAGGAGCGCAACCGCGACGGGTCTGTGCGGTACATCAGGGCGAACACGGCCAAAGGTATGAGCGACATCACGGGCGTGCTCAAGGACGGCCGCACGTTGGCCATTGAGGTCAAGTCCTCCACCGGCCGCATGCGTCCAGGCCAGGAAGAGTTCCTCGCCACGATTCGCCAGGCGGGCGGCGTGGCCGGAGTTTGCCGGTCGGTTGAGGATGCGCAGGCGTTGCTGGAGGCCGCGTGAATGAGCTGGCTTTATTCGCGGGCGCTGGTGGAGGCATTCTCGGGGGGGGGCTGCTCGGATGGCGCACCATCTGCGCCGTTGAGTGGGAGCCCTACGCCGCAAGCGTACTTGCCGCCAGACAGAATGACGGCCTTCTCCCGCCCTTCCCGGTTTGGGATGACGTTCGCACCTTTGATGGACGATCATGGCGCGGCCGTGTTGACGTCATATCTGGCGGCTTTCCCTGCCAGGACATCAGCGTTGCAGGCAAAGGCGCCGGCATTGACGGAGAGCGCAGCGGCATGTGGGCCCACATGGCGCGCATCGTTGGCGAGGTACGACCCCGCTACGTCTTCGTGGAAAACAGCCCAGCGCTCCTTACTCGGGGACTCGGAAGAGTGCTCGGTGATCTGGCCGCGCTCGGGTATGACTGCCGCTGGACAGTGCTGGGAGCTGCCGACGTTGGAGCGCCGCATCAGCGGGACAGGTTCTGGCTTGTGGGCAACACCATCAGCAACGGATGGCCAGCGCGGTGGAACGATCACGCCGAACATGACCGGCGTGAGCTTGGCGCAAATGATCAACACGCCGACCCGCTGGCCTACGCCAACCACTCAGGACAACGTGCAGATCCGTGGCATTGGCAAGGCGGCAGGCAAATCGAAACGCGGGACGACATTGGCCGGGGCGGTGTCGATGTGGCCGACACCAATGGCTGCGGACTCTCGGGGCAGCAGTGGCCGACCGGCTCCAGGCAAGCAGGTGCAACTGGTGGACGCGGTGAAGTTCGCCACCCCCCTGTCGCGCGACTACAGGAGCGGCAAGGCCAGTCAAGCCACGCACGACAAGAACTCGCGGCCATTGAGCGAGCAGATTGGTGGGAGTCTGAACCCGCCGTGGGTGGAAAAGTTGATGGGCTGGCCTGACGATTGGACATCGCTGCAACCCATAAGCCATGTTAAAATGTGCTTTTGGCTTATGGGCAAGCACGATGGAACGGAAACCGGAAGAAACGAAGTTCTGCGAATGCTGCGGAACGGAGATGCAGCGCAAGAGATTCAGCGGGAGATTGGAAGACCTGTCGGTGTTCATGAAGCGGCGCTTCTGCTCGCTGAGTTGTGCGAATACCAGAACCGACCTGACGAAGCACGGGTATTCATGGCGTGCGCGGAAGCACTTGAAGAAGAAGTGCGAGGCATGCGGCTACGCGAGGGCATTACAGGCGCATCACATCAACCAGGACAAGACGCACAACGAGCCGGAGAACATCCAGACGCTGTGCAAGCACTGTCACGACTTCTGGCATACCACGGCAAAACGTATTGGCAAGATGGTCGCTGGGAGGATGCCACGCCTCGCGTAGCCAACGGTGTGACGGCGCGTGTTGACCGACTTAAAGCCATTGGCAACGGACAAGTCCCACTCTGCGCAGCAACCGCATGGCGGCTTCTGACAGCATGACACCATCCGACACCTACCGAGCATCGGCCTGCGAAGGTAAGGTTCAATTCTCCACATTCACACAGGCCCAGCGCGTAAGCGAACGCTCCTCGCGCCGTGGCCGCAGCCGGCAGATTTACCACTGCCCACACTGCCACCTGTTTCACCTGGGCCGCAGGCCCATCACCAAGCGGCGCAGCCGCATCACCATAGAGGAACCATGACTCAGTACAGCAACGAAAACAGCGGCCTTCTGGCCAAGAACGACAAGCAGGGAAACGAAAACCGTCCTGACTACCGCGGCAGCATCAACGTCGACAGCCGCGAATACTGGATCAGCGGTTGGTTGCGCACCGGCCGCGACGGCACCAAGCTGGCGGGCCAGAAGTACATGAGCCTGTCTGTGAAGCCGAAGGACGAGCAGTCCGGCTACGCCCCGGCCCCTGCACCAGCTGCCGCGCCTGCGCCTCGTATGACCCAGGATCAGCGTGATGCTATTGCCATCCGGGAGCGTGCGCAGCAGGAGCGCCAAGCGGCTGCGAAGCCGAAGACGAACTTTGATGACATGGATGACGACGTGCCCTGGTGAGGCTTGACTTAGGCCCGCGCTGCGGGTCTATACTGTTTGGGGCCAGATGACGTTCTGGCTTTTCTGTCTGTCTGTTTGTGAGGTAACGAAGATGAACATTGACACGCATCCATTCGATGCCGCGCTCAAGAACATGCGCGGTGATGGGCATTGGCATGAGGCACTTGTCCAAGTTGGAGACACCCTGGACATGGCCAAGAAAATGCTCCTTCAAAGCCGTGTACGCGACTTCACGGGCGCCGATGTGGTGGCCGTGACGCAGTTGATTCTGCAGCGCGAGCGAATCCTCGCTTTCCATGCGAGGAGTCAAGGGGACATCGATGAACTGGATGTCTGACCATGGCCGGCCTCGACTTCGACGGCCTGGCCCGTCAACTCCTCGCATCGGCTGAAACTCACCTCGCATCCTGGCTCCCAGCCGGCCGCAAGCGCGGCAATTCCTGGGTGGCTGGCGATCTCAGCGGTGCTGCAGGTCAGTCCCTCAAGGTCAACCTCGCAACAGGCGCGTGGTCAGACTTTGCAACTGGTGACCACGGAAGCGATTTGGTGAGCCTGTACGCCGCGATCTACGAGCTGCCAATGGGTGATGCGTACCGACAGCTCGGCGGCGAAACCAAGCCACAGCATCGCGTGAACGGTCACGCTCGCGCAGTTCCGCCACCAGAATCCGCCAGGCGCGTGGTCACGCCAGTGCCAGCAGACTTTGCAGAATGCCTGTGTGTGCACACTCGCTACGGCAAGCCATCGGCACGGTGGACCTACCGCAACGCACACGGCGAAGTGCTGGGCTACGTGGCCCGCTACGACCCGCAAGGAGAGCGCAAACAGATCATCCCGTGGACATGGGACGGTGAGCGGTGGGGCATGGGTCAGTGGCCTGCGCCGCGGCCGCTGTACGGTCTCCAAGAGATTGCAGAGCGTTCTGGCGCTGCGGTGCTGGTGGTCGAAGGCGAGAAGGGCGCAGAGGCTGCACGACGCTTCGCTGGCCCTTATGTGGTGGTGACATGGCCCGCGGGCGCCATGGCTGCCGACAAGGCCGATTGGACGCCGCTGGCAGGCCGCAAGGTGCTGCTATGGCCGGACGCAGACGAGCCTGGCCGAAAGGCCATGGAGCGCGTGGCGCAGATCATCTCCGCCAGCGCGGCAGAGGTCAAGATTCTGGATGTCTCAGACCAACCGGACGGGTGGGATGCCGCAGACGCGGACTTTTCAAACTGGGATGAATGCAAGGCATGGATGAAGCCGCGGGCGACCAAGTGGAAGGCCAAGCCTGCGAAACCATCTGCAGCGGTCTCCATCGCACCATCAATTGATCCAGAGACAGGCGAGATCGACGCTCGGCCACAGCTTGATTTGGTGCTGATGCCGAACGGAACGCCCATCATGAACCTTGACAACGTGGTCAGGGCGATTGAGTCTGATCCAAATCTGCGCGGCAAGATTTGGTATGACGAGTTCCTGGACACGATCATGACCACATGGCAGGGCGAGGCACGCCAATGGAAAGACGCTGACGACGTGCTGCTGCAGCTCTACATGCAACGCCACGTAGGACTCACGCGCATCGGCCTTCAAACGTGCCACGACGCTGCTGTGGTGGCCGCCTTCCACGACACCCGCAACGAGTGCAAGGACTGGCTGAAGTCGCTTGCCTGGGACGGTGTGCGCAGGCTGTCCTACTTGATGTCAGAAGGCCTTGGAGCCCCAGAAAACGCCTACACCGACGCCGTAGGCCGCTGCTGGGTCATGTCAATGGTGGCCCGCGTGTTTCGGCCAGGCTGCAAGGTTGATACCGTGCCTGTTCTGGAGGGAACGCAAGGCGCCGGCAAGTCCACCGCGCTGCGCATCCTCGGAGGCAAGTGGTTCACAGAGTGTCATGAAAACGTGACGCACAAAGACTTCTACGAAGTCCTGAAAGGCCACATGCTGGTGGAGATTGCTGAGATGCACTCATTTACTCGAGCAGAAGTCGAGCGCATCAAAGGCATTATCTCTTGCCAGATGGATAGATATAGAAAGAGCTACGGAAGGAACACAGAAAACCATCCTAGACAAACGGTTCTGGCCTGCACAACGAACCGCGACGACTGGCAGAGAGACGAAACTGGAGCACGCCGGTTCTGGCCCGTTCGCTGCGGCAACGTAAACCACGATTGGCTGCGTGACAACCGAGACCAGCTCTTTGCTGAAGCCGTCCACCTGTTCAACGATGGCGGCTCATGGTGGGACGTCCCGATGGACTTGCAGAACCAAGAAGTCGAGTCCAGGCGCGATTCTGACTCCTGGGAAGCCGTCATCGGAGGTTGGCTGTGGAATCAGAATCGTCCTACAACATCGGAGATTTTGTCCGACTGTCTCAAGATCGAGATCGGTCGCCATGACCAGATTGCGCAGAAACGAGTCGGTCGAGTGATGCGAGTGCTCGGCTGGCGCACCGTGGTCACGAAATCCACCAACGGAAGGAGTGTTCGGGTCTGGATTAAGGACGAGTAGAACGTGTAGAGTCTCTACACGTGCTAAGTTGTTGTCAGCATTGGAGTTCTACACGTTCTACACGTTCTACACCATGTCTATACTAATACACATGCGCACACACATGCGCACGCACATGGAGGGGTTTTGAAAATCACGTGTTCTACGTGTAGACGTGTAGAACGCGTAGAGTCCAGCGGCAAGCGCCGGACCAGTTTCTGAAACCATGAGTGGTCACTAACATAGGAGCAAACATGGCAAACAAACCGACCAAGCAAGGAAGCCCGGAGCGGGCGAAGCTGGCCGATGCCGTCCTGGCGAACATGGAAGTCGGCATGAGCTGCTGGAAGGCCTGCGAGAAGGCTGGCGTGAAGAACAGCACCTTCATGCTGTGGGTGAGTCAGGACAGTGCGCTGGCTGAGAACTACGCACGCGCGAGGGAGAATTACGTCGAGCGCATCGCTCAAGAGGTCATGGAGTTATCCGACGTCGATGTCGGAGAAACCCCCGATGGCCGGAAGGATTGGGCCGCTGTGCAAAAGCACAAACTCCAAGTAGATACTCGCAAGTGGTTGTTATCGAAACTCGCTCCGAAGAAATATGGCGAGAAACTCGAGATCAGCGGCGACGATAAATCGCCATTGGTCCACAGAATTGAGCTGATCGCAAAATCTGAATGACCACGGTCCGCGTCGAGCTGCCGCCGAAAATCCTCGGGGTCTTCAAAGAACCCAGAGGGGCATACCTGTACCGCGGCGTCTACGGCGGTCGCGGCAGCGGCAAGAGCTTCAGCATGGCGCTCATGGCGGCCATCTGGGGCTTCATAGAGCCGCTGCGGGTGCTTTGCACGCGCGAGCTGCAGGTCAGCATCAAAGAGTCATTTCACGCTGAGCTGAAGGCGGCCATCGCGGCCTACCCGTGGCTCGCAGCGCATTACGACGTCGGCGTTGACTACCTGCGCGGTCGCAACGGCACGGAATTTCTGTTTCGAGGCCTGCGTAACAACATCACGGCGGTCAAGTCCACAGCCAAGATCGACCTGACCATCGTCGAAGAAGCCGAGGACGTGCCAGAGTCGGCCTGGCTGGATCTCGAGCCGACAGTTTTCCGCCAGCCCAAGGCCGAGATGTGGGTGCTGTGGAATCCGCGCCTGGACGGCAGCCCGGTAGACACGCGGTTTCGAAAGCGACCGCCTGAGCGGTCCAAAATAGTTGAGATCAATTGGCAGGACAATCCATTCTTTCCGTCTGAGCTGGACGAGTTGCGCCGCCGCCAGCAGGCAATGATGGATCCAGGCACCTATGCCCATGTCTGGGATGGTGCCTACCTGACCAAGAGCGACGCCCAGGTGCTGGCCGGCAAGGTGGCGGTGCGTGACTTCGAGGCCGGTGGCCCAGGCTGGGACGGCCCGTACTTCGGCCTGGATTTCGGTTTCGCTCAAGACCCGACCGCCGCGGTGCGGTGCTGGATCAAAGACGCCAGGATCTGGGTTGACCACGAAGCCCAGGCCAAAGGCCTCGAGATCGACGCCACAGCCGATTTTTTGACCCGGCTCATACCTGGTGTGCAGCAGCACACGATGCGCGCCGACAGCGCCCGCCCTGAAAGCATCAGCTACCTGCAACGTCATGGCTTGCCCAGGGTGGTGTCGGTGGCCAAATGGCCTGGCAGCGTCAACGACGGCATCGCCCACCTGCGCAGCTACGCCGAAATCGTGATCCATCCGCGGTGCGATCAACTGATCAAAGAGACTAGGCTTTACAGCTACCGCGTGGACCGGTTGACCGGCGACATCATGCCGGACGTAGTAGACGCCTGGAATCACGGCATCGACGCCCTGCGCTATGCCTTGTCGCCCCTGATTCGCAAGCGCGACTCAGGCGCTGCGACGGTTAAGATCCAAGGGCTATGACGCCGACCGAGCAACAGAAACTCTTGGCCTCACTTGGCGCCGATGTCGAGGCCGAGGTGCTGGCGGCTTACGAGCGCGCGATGGATCTCATGCGCCGCGGCATTGCCCCGCGCGACGCCATTGCCCAGGTCATGGACAGCTTTACCGGAGCTTATGCTGACCTGATGGCCGCGGCTCTGTCTGCTGTGCTGGATCAAAGCGTCGGCACAGCCTCGGTGCTGGCCATTCAGGTTGGCCAGGTGTCGCTTTCGCGCCGGCTGTACGCCGAGGCTCAGGACGTCTCCAATGTCGTGCAGGGCATTGTGCAGCGTCATGTGTCAGGCATGCAAGACGCAAGGCGCCTGGCGCTCGAGCTGTTCGAGGGCTACAACTTCAGCGATCCAGACGCCGAGCCGCTGCAGATCACCAGGCGCAACCGCGAGCTTCCGAAGTACCTGCGCGAGGTTATCCTGACCGATGACAGGCTTGAGCGCGAGATTGCAAAAGTGCTGGCCCAGCTCCAGGTCGATGATCTTTCCACTCCAGCCCTGCGCGCGGCCTATAGCGGCGTTCTGGAGGCCTTGGACGGCCTGGATGAGGGGGTAGCCAGGGACGTGCTGGAAAAACGGCTCAAAGTGGCGTTTTTCGAACGTGTGCGGTTCTTTGCAGAGCGCATCGCCCGCACCGAGTTGCACAAGGCCTATGCAGAGCGCGAGGCGAGCCTGTTGCTGGCCGACGAGGAAGTCGAATACGTCCAGATCCGCCGCAGTCGCACGGGCAAGGATCCGTGCATCTGTTCGTTGATCACGGGTCGCGACCAGTACGGCCTTGGGCCTGGGGTGTATCCGAAGAAATTGGCGCCGAATCCGCCATTCCATCCGTTCTGCCGTTGCATCAGCGCGCCGCGCCTGGACCTGACCGGCCGCCGCCAGCCACCAGAAGACGAAAACGCAGATCGCTATTTCCTACGCCGACTGGGCCAGCCGGTGGCCGCTCAGGTCGCTGGCAGCCGCGACAAACTGCAGCGCGTGCTGAACGGTGAATCAGCCATTGCCGTGACCAACGAGTCCAAGGATCCAGCCTACCGAATCATCAACCTGGAGCAAGCTGCCAATGCCTTTACCCAAGCCGGGCCCTGAAGAGGACCGCGACCAGTTCATCGCGCGCTGCATGGCCAATCCGACCATGCGCGAGGATTTCAGCAACGTCGGCCAGCGCGCCGCGGTGTGCTTTGACCTATGGCGCGAAGACCGAGAGGAATACTCTAGCCCTCGAGAAAACAACGAATAGAGAAAATTTTGTACGCCTCCAAACGGTCTTCGTCGGTGATGGTCTCAACGTAGCGGCCTTGCAAAGTCTTGAGCTTTGCCAGGATGGCCGCCTCAAGTTCAAACAGCTCGGCATAGACCGATTCCAGGCCCTCGCTTGTGGCCACGGGCACGCCGAAGTAAACGAACGTTTCCGAGCTGCGATTGCCATACGGCCGCCCCGGCGTGATCCGAAACGGCACCAAGCGGATCAGAGGGTAATCCTCGGGCGAGATATTCGGCTCCAAGCCGATCTTGCACGATGCCACGCCTGGAATGGTGGCGAAGGCATCGCGGGCGGCTTCCAGGGCGGCGTTCATGCGCGTTCCAGCGGCACGTTGAAGATCAGCGCATTGCCCGAGGCATCCGGCGTGGCCGCTCGAGCCTGGGCCAGCATGCCGTCGAATTCCTTGCGGTAAGCCGCCAGCTTGGCCGTGAAGAGGTCTTCAGGGTCCGACATGTTTTCCAGGCAGGCCAGCACGTAGCACTTCAGCACCGCCAGCCGATTTCGCCAGGACTCCGCAAACGTGCCGAGCATGTCCACCTCGGCGAAGGCCCTGGTCTCGCGGTCTACGGTGCAGAACTTGGCCAGATAGGCGTCTGGGTAGTTGAGGATGGTCATCTTTGCTGCCTGATTGCGTCGTTGACGATACGGTCGAATTGGCGCACTGCTTCGGTGGCCGCGCGCAGGAGGTAGTTGTCGCCGCGGTAGCCTGGATGCTTGACGGACTTGGCGAAGGCAAACCGATTGCCGACAGCCCAGCGCAGGGCCTTTTTATTCTTAGGCTTGATCGTGTGCGGCCTAGTGCCGAGCAAAACGAAGGCCGCATACGGCGCCCGGTTGCGGTCATGTCCGACAGCTCGGCCGCCATCGATGGGCCTGTTGTAAAGCGACTGTCGCAGCGCTCCAGTCTTGGTGTGCTTGTCGGCTCCAGCCTCGGCGTTGTCGTAGGCGATCTGCGAGAGATTGCGAATGACGTATTTCTCCATGCCCACAGGGATGGCCGTCAGCCTGTTGATCAGGCCGCCGATGTCGCCGATCTGGACTGAGATGGTCATTTGCCGACCAACTTGCTGCCGAACTGTACCAGCGCGAACACCGTCACTGCCAGGCCCCATACGCCGATGCCGCGGTTGATCCACATCTCGACCTTTCGGTCCACGCGGCTGATGGAGACATCATGCGCAGCAAGCTGGGCCTCGCACCGGCCGATGCGCTCGCCCTGGTTGGCCTGGCGCTCCTCAAAGAGGATCAGCTTGCCGATGGCATCTCCGAGCTTGTCTACCTTGGTTTCAAGACGGCTGAAATCTTCGTCAGTCATGCCCACACCCTCAGCGGAGTTACAGGAAATGGCGTCACCACAAACGCATCCAGTTCAGGCGCTGGCCCGATGTTGCGCACGTTGGCGTGGTAGCCCGTGTACGGCAGCGGCTTGTAGTTCTCAGGCACCGGATCAGGCGCAGGCTCGTAGATCGTGCCGATCATGTCAATAGCTTTGTACTTGGGGATCAGCATAGTTGTCGGCGCATCGGGATCAATCGCTCCAACCACAATCGGCCATGAGTCCAACACTTCCATGCCATCTTGTAGCGTGGTCGTGGTGTAGTCCTCAAAGTTGCTGTCAGCATCGCCTTTGATCAAGTAATTAGTTATTTCGACATCTTTGCGTACCTGCTGATGAGTGATTGGTACTAATTCGTACAGGACTGACAGAGCTTCCGCCTCATCAGCAAAAACAACCATGTAGTCGGAGTAGCCCTCGGTGACGATGGGCTCGGTTAGGGTTTCGTCGATCATGATGTGATGCTCTGAAGAGTTGCTGCCGGGAGCCTGACGGGGTAGTAGGCAATGCGGCGAACCCAACCATTTAGTTGATTTGATGCGGCAACGTCATAGACATTACCAATTACCAAACGATTCACAGTAGCAATACTGCCGGATGTGTCAGTTAACGCCGCGCCACCATTGACGCTAGACGCAAAGTCATTTGCCTTATAACCAAATGCGGACTTGAATACCGCGCTATTAGCCGCTGCACTGTTCACTGTAAGATCTGCTTGTACAACACCACCGGTCACCATGTAATTGGTAACCGCGTTATTTGTTGAAACAGCGACAATTCCAAAACGGTTGTTTGTAGTTCCATCAGATATACCAACCACTCCGTTGCCAGCAGCACGCAGCCCAAAGCAACTTGCCTCGCTAGAAATCGTTCCTTCTGTAGCGTTATACCAAGTCGCAAAGTTATCCCCCAGCATCGACGCATTGTCCGCTGCTCGGGTGACTTGGGAGGCTACTGTTCCGATGTAGCTGGTGGCAAAGGAGCCGGCTTCTAGTTGAGCGCCCCAGACCTCCAGAATCTCACCAGCAGCAATAGGCGTACCTGCAAGACCGCCTTGCAAGCCCATGCCGACAAAACCTGTGTTAGTGGCACTGGTGCGGGTAAAGTTAAATCGCTGCCAAGAATCTGTAACAGTAAGATCAGGTGAGTTTCCAGTACTTGTGGTTATATCAGAAACGGCAAGTCTAACCGTGCGCGAGCCAGAACCAGTGGGTCGCTTGAGCCAAATTGAAGACGTGTGTGGATTTGTAGGTGTTCCACTTATTCCCCCCTGCGACAAAAAAGCAAAAGCTGATGTGCTTGTGGCCCACGTGTATGCGTCTGCCGTCGTTGTGCCGTCAGGTGCTACTACCGTGTTTGCAGCGATTGACCCGCCTGTGCCTTTATTCCAAGCCGCATTGTCAAACTGCTCGCTATACGTCAACAAATTCGTCCGCTGCTCCTCAATCAGCAGCCCGTTAGCCGCCAGAGTCGTCGGGTTGTAGTCAAACCTCGGGCCGTAGTAGGCCGTGCTGGTGGGCGCTGCTTGCGGGTTGTAGACGTAGGGGTCCACGCTGGCGCTGTTGCTGAGCTGGGCTCCCCAGATGTAAATGCCACTGGTGCCGTCGCCGGTGTAGGTCACCGTTCCGCCGCTCAAAAGATAGAGCACCACGCGTCCGTTTGCAGTCGCGCAAGTGCGGACTACGGAAAGCCTCCACCACCCGCCGCCGACGCTCGTTGCAGTTGCCGTAGCACCGGATGCAATGTTTGACACTGCGCCAGTCAACAGATCAAAGTCTGCACCAACCAAATCGTTGTCGGTCAGCCGAACTGCTGTGCGCTCGCCAGCCTTGGCATAAATAGTGTTTGCGCTGGGGCCGGTTGTTGGGATGGTGACTGCGCTGCCATTAAATACACGGTGCGTAGTAGACGCAGCCGTATCCTCAACCAACTTATCCGCCGTCCGAGTCCCGTTCGGATCGCTGTACTGCACCGCCGCAGCAGCAGAGGTCGTGACTTGGTAATCGCCGGGGACGGAGCCTTGGACTAGTTGAGCGCCCCAAGCAGCAACGGATTGCCCGACAGTTTGCGTATTCCAATCGCCTGGATAGATATTAAACTGCTGTGAGCCGGAAGCATTGGCTGTCACAGTAATTGACACTCGCGTCCATTGGGAGGTAGACAGTCCAGTAACTACTAAACCGCTAGAACCTGTTGCACCCAAAGTTCCGGGACCACTAATAGTTGCAGAAGTAACAGTAAACCCACCAGCATACAGCGTGGCGCTTGAAGCAGTTCCAGCTTGCACATAGCTAGAAAAAGTATAGGTTACGGCGTTTGTAACCGAAAAGGGCTGGATTACCTTTTTGAAACCTCCAGCAGCAGTCACAGTTATTGTGTCTGCGGTGGTTGTATTGTCTGGAGCAACTGTCGTGTTCGCAGTTATGCTCACACCGTCCGTTGCCCATGGGGCGGTATTGAATTCCTGACTCCAAGTCAGCAGGTTCGTCTGCACGAACGAGTTGCTCTTCGTCCACGCCGCATTGTCAAACTCCTGCGTGAAGCCAAGGAGATTTTTGGGTGTTGTGCTGTTATAGCTCGGCGGCAGATAGATGCTGCTGGTCGTTGCTACATAGGGCAGAGCAGTGGAGCCGGTGTTGATCTGCGGGCGAGAAAATGCCACAGTTCCAGTTTGTACACTAGACGCCCCAGGCCCTAAACGAACATTAGTACTTCCACCTGTTCCGGCCACAACTAACGTAATTGCAAGTCTGTCTCCAGCAACCGGAATGTACGTTGTGGAGTTGATTGTCACTCCATTTGCTGTGTAGCTAGAAGTAGACCCGGAAGGTGCGCCAGAAAGAGCAAATATTTGAACTGCTGAAAGACCTGTATTGCTTTCAACGTAAGCACTTATTGTGTACGTTGTGTTGGTATTTGCGGTAAAAGTCTGGAACAAGAAGTACTGTGCCCCGACCGCCGCAAGAGACAGAGAGTTATTGGTCCCGTCAAGGCTTGAGACAGCAAGCGTCCCTGTACCAAAAATCGACCAAGTTGTAGGTGCGGTGCCGGGACTTCCCGCAACAGCATTTCCAAAAGTCGAGAACGTCAGCAGATTGACCGGCGCGTTGGCTACGTTGAGTTGGGCTCCCCAGGCAAATACGGTTGACATCTGCCCTGCCGTATCCCGCAGGATATAGATGCCCTCGCTTGTAACCGTGGCCGTGTAGGTAATTGAAAAGCGTGTTGGTGTTGTCGTGATATTTACGACTGTTGGCGACAAACCAGCGCCGGGTGACTTAATAGTCACCGTACCGTTTGAAGTTCCCCACAACCAAACAGATGCGGTGTATACAGTTCCAACTGTTGCGCTGACAGACTGATAAACGCCATCTCCCGTCGCGGGAAAACTCAAAGTGTCGGCAGTCGTTGTGCCGTCAGGTGCAACTGTGGAGTTTGCAGCTACGGAGCAAGTGGCTACTTTTGTCCAAACACTTGCTTCAAAACTTTCCGAGTTCGTCAGCAGGTTGTGCGGCGCGTAAGCAACCCGGCCATTGCTGTCCGTCAGCGTGGCGTTGCTGGTGCGGGAGAAGGTGATTCGTCGATCAAGAGTAGTGCCGGCAGTAAAATCAAGGCCGAGCGAAATCAAACGCCGGCCATCGCTTGATATATTTGGCCGGCCCACGCGGCCAATGTTTTTGCCCAGCATAATCAGGCCCCAATGACAGCCAGCCGCTGGCCAGGGGTCACGCCGAAGTACTCTGGTGATTCAGCAGCCAGCCTCAGCCCGCTGGTGGTGGCAGTCGGGTTGCTCCCGTAGGCCAAGCATGCGGCAACATCAGAGACAACGCGCACAAATCGCGTGTTGGCGCCGAAAACGGCAGACTGCACGCTTGAGGTGGTAAAGGTCACCACGTTGGTGGTGCCAGGCAGCCGGGCCGCCTGAGGCACACCGCCGATGTCGTTGGCGTTTTCGAGGAACTGGAATTCGGTGACGTAGAGCTTTGCCATGATGGTGGTCCTTTAGGCCGCGGCCAGGGTTGTGACGGTGCCAGAGCTGCCCTTGTACTTTAAGGCGCCAGACTGGACGTAGAGAATTCCGCCTCCCGTAGGGGTAACGGGCTCGGTTGTGTTGCCGATGAACTGCAGAGGCGCGGTTTGCGAGAACATGACCTGATCGATGGAAATGATTACGCTAGGCGTTGCTGGCCTTGTCGGCGATGTGCCAGAAGCGCTGTGCTGAATGCTCAGATTGGTAGAGCTGCCAGACCAAACGATCTGCACATACTCACCAGCCGCAGCAGTTCCTACTATGGTGTTGGTGGCGACGGTTGCGCCATCCATGCCTCCATGTGCACCTGGGATGTCAAAGATTGATGTGCTGTTCGCGTAGTCGGTGCCGTTTTTGCGCAGCCAGACTCTAGCGGAGTGGACCGCATTGTTTTCCGAGTTGTGGATCTGCAAGCTGTAGGTCAGTGAATACGTACCAGCCTGGGCAAATGTGATCTTGTTGCCGTCTACGATGCTGATGTTGCGAGCTTCGTAAGTGCTGCCTATGGCCACCACATAGGCCGTCGTGGCCGACGCAATGGTTTGGTCCGTCCCGTCGTAGAACGCCCCGTAATTGGCCAGCGAGCCGCCAGGGCCTTGCGGTCCCTGGGTTACAACTTGCACAACATCCGTCATTGCGTCACCTCAGCCGAAATGGAGACCGTACCGCGGATGAGTCGATAGACCGTGCCGCTTGCTGTGGTCACTTCAAGATCATACTTGCCAAACGTCCAATCAAAGGCGGTGGACTCTGCTGCTGTGATTGTCAGCGTGATCTCACCCAGGGCCGCCGCAATGGACAGCTTGCCGTTGGCCGTGCTGGCCTCAAACAGAACGTCTTCAGAGGCGGCAGTCTGGCGAATCTGCAGCTTGGCAGTGGCGCCTGTGAGGTTGACAGGCACATCGTCCGATAGCCATCGGAAGATCCGCACGAACGTGGCGCCCGCTTCCACGGTGATGTTGTGAACCGCTGCGCTCATTCCTGCACCTCCAAGAGACGCTCGTCAATCGCAGCCTGAATTCTGTCCTGTTTTTCCTGGTCCAGGCCGCCAAACTGCTGGGCCACAATGCGCCGCTGTTGCTCGGCAATGACCACGCGAGGCATTGCCGCGGCCTGCATGTCGGCCAGGACGGTCAGTTCGGTGGCCACATCGGACAGGTTGTAGTCGCGGTCCCAGTAGACCTCTGGGGCCTGCGTAAGGCCCAGCCACTGCCTCGAAAGCTCCCAGGCCCTGCGCTCGAGATCCTCCATGCGGCTGGAGAACATGGCCAGCTCGCCGTTTAGGGCCTGAAATCGCATCTGCAGGGCTAAGCCAGACTCTCGCGCGGAGGATCCGCCGACAACCAAGCCGATCTCGTTTATCTGATCACGCAAGGCCACAATGCGGTCAAGGTAGATGCGTGCAGGCCCATCAGGCGGTGCAATAAAAGCCGGTGTGCTGCCGCTGTGGACCATCAGATTCGATGCGCCGATGGTTTCTCCGACAACCTGCGCGGCCTGGATTTTCTGCGCGTCGGTGGAATTCTCCGATACCTGCATGGTCAGCAGGCTGAATGTCTGGCTGCGCAGGATTTCGTCTAGCTCGCTGTCCAAATTGAACAGCCTGCGCGACAGATCAGCGATGGCGGCGAATGAGCCGAAGTGCGGAAATTCCCCGCCCTCGGTGAAGATCAGCACTGGGCACTCGCTCAGATTGTGCACGCCTGCTGCAAGGACTATATGGCCGGTGTCCTTGGCGATCCAGCCCTCCCGGTCAAATCTCCAGGTGCAAGCAACTCGCTCGTTGTCGCGGGTGAAATTGCCTGAAAACTCTACGTAATTGAACTTGCCGTCATCACCGATCTCATAGTTCTTCACCAACTCTGGCAAGATCATCGTCCAATAGGGCGCCACGCGACTGCGCAGCTGGTCATCCAGGCTCTGGGCCATGGCAGCAGGCATGTCCACCAGCAGTAGCATGGTGCCGCGGGCCTTGGCATGCCGCGAGAACTGCGACCAGAATACGTCGATGGCATTGCCTCGGCCATCGATGTCTTCGGCCATGGCTTGATAAAGCTCGTTGTTCATGTCCCGCACCGGCTGGCGCGTGGACAAATAGCCCACAAAGCGATTGCATACCTGGGCCAGCGGGCTGGCGTAGAAAGCGATTTCGTTGCGCCTAGCGTATTTGCTCTCAGACTCCCGCGGGTACTGGATCAGGTAGCTTGTAGATACGCTGATTGGCCTGAGCTGGCCATCGTAGGTAACGACAGGCCGAAACGGACCGTCGCCCTCCAGCGCGTGGCCAATGAACTTCATCCGATAAATGTCGAGGTTGGCCATATTTAAATATCTGTTATGCTGAAGGTCCGTTATCTTTTCAGGAGTGTACCCGTATGACCATTGCAGAACTGATGGCCCAAAAGGCTGAACTTGAGCAGCAGATTGCCCAGCGGCAGCGCGAGGAGCGAGGCGAGGCCATCAAGCAAGTCCTTTCTATCATGTCTCAGTACAACCTGACCGCAGCCGATCTCGGATCTGGCGCCAAGGTTGTGCGCATCTCCGATAGCCAAGCCAAGAGTAGCAAGCGCGCTGCAGTTGCGGTGAAATTCCGTGATCAGCATGGCCACACCTGGACGGGACGCGGCATCAAGCCAAAATGGTTGTCTGATGCACTGGCGGCCGGCAAGTCGTTGGAAGATTTCCGCATCGCAGCCTGAGGTAGTTGGTGCTATCATAAACGGAAGACGACATCAAGATGAACATCGAAGACCTTAAAGACGCGATTGGCGACGAGAAATTCTCGGCGCTCAAATCATTCGTTGATGATCTGGTCGGCCAGCGTGATGCTGCTAGGCAAGAATCCATCAGCGGGCGCAAGGGCCTGCGCGAGAAGCTGACGGCTCTGGAATCTGCTCAGGCTTCTATGATGGAAAAGCTGGGCATTGATTCGCTTGAAGACCTTGAGACCCTGCCCGATGCAAAGGGCGCGGCCGAGGCTGCCAAGCAATATGAGGTTCGCGTTAAGCGTCTGGAGCGTGAGCTTCAGCAGGCCGCAGCTCAGCGCGATGAGATCAGCGGGAAGTACCGCGGATCTCTGCAAAAAGCTGCGATTTCCGAGGCGCTTTCAGGTCACGAATTCATTGCACGTGATATTGTCGAAACCTACGTCAGCAACCGCCTCGCATGGGAAGGTGACGATCTGCTGTATAAAGCAGATGACGGTCGTCTCCTGCCTTTGCGGGACGGCGTGGCGGCGATTGCAAAATCGCGGCCTGAGCTGTTGAAAGCCACCGGCACGGGAGGTGCTGGAGTCCGGTCATCCAACGCGCGAGGCGATGGTGCCAAAACCATGACCCGAGCCGATTTCGAAGCCATGACACCTCAACAAAAGGTGGAAGCGGCGAAGTCAGGCGTCCAACTTGTCTGATTTTCCTGGAGAACCATCATGGGTGCCACCCTTACCAATCTGATCCCGACCCTTTACAGCAACCTGGATGTCGTCAGCCGCGAGCTGGTCGGCATGATCCCGGCCGTTACGCTGGATGCTCAGGCATCTCGCGCTGCCGTCAACCAGTCCGTGCGCTCGTTCGTCGCGCCGGCCGCGTCTGCTGGTGATATCACCGCAGGCGTCACGCCTCCGAACGATGGCGACCAGACCATTGGAGATCAGGAGATCAAGATCACCAAGGCGCGCCGCGTGCCGATTCGCTGGACCGGCGAAGAAGAGCGTGGTTCTGGCCCTGCCGCTGCTGCCATTCAGGGCGCGCAAATCCAGCAGGCTATCCGCACGCTGTGCAACGAGATTGAGGCCGACTTGGCTGCAACCTACATCTCTGCATCTCGCGCTGCTGGTGCCGCCACCACGACGCCTTTCGGCACTGCTGGTGACTACAGCGCCGCCTCGTTGACCCGCAAGATCCTGGCTGACAACGGCGCTCCTTTGAGCGACATGCAGCTGGTGATTGACACCGCAGCAGGCGCCAATCTGCGTGGCAAGCAGGCATCGTCTTCGCAAGAGTTCGGTGACTCCATGCTGCGCCAGGGCGTGCTGTTGGACATCAACGGCATGATGGTGCGTGAGTCTGCGCAGATCAAGACGCACACCAAGGGCACCGCCGCAAGCGCGACCACCAACACCGCAGGTTACGCTGTGGGCGCCACGACGATCACCCTAGCCTCTGCAGGCACAGGGACCATCGTTGCCGGTGACGTCATCACCTTTGCCGGCGATACCAACCAATATGTGGTTGTGACCGGCGACGCTGACGTTTCCGGCGGTGGCACCGTGGTGCTAGCCGCGCCTGGTCTGCGCCAAGCCATTGCTGCCTCTGCAACCGCCATCACGGTGGTGGGCACCTCGGTTCGCAACATGGGCTTTGGCCGCTCGGCCATCATCCTGGCTCAGCGTCTGCCGGCGCTGCCTGCTGGCGGCGATCTGGCGTCGGATCGGACCACCATCGTGGATCCGCGCTCTGGCCTGTCGTTCGAGGTGGCGATGTATCCTCAATACCGCCAAATGCAGTGGGAAGTGTCCTGCGCCTGGGGGGTAAAGGTGATCAAGCCCGAGCACGTTGCTCTGCTCCTCGGCTGATGAAGACAGTCCGCGTCGTTTCGCAGCATCCGGCCTCGCAAGGGCCATGGGTGTTGCTGAATGAGTCAGACTTTGATCCGGCTCGGCATGTGGTCTACCAAGATGCGCCTGCAGAACCGGTCCAAGCAGATCCGCCACCCAGGCGGCGCGGACGTCCTCCAAAAACCCTGACGATGGAGAAAACTGATGGCAACCGCTGAAAACGCAAAGCTGCAGTACGAGGCCGGACAAACCTCTACTGCCATGGTCGCCCTGACCAATTCAGGCGACGACACCACATTCACCAGCTCCGCATCGTTGTGGAGCAAGCGAAGCGGATATGCGCCTGTTGTGCGGCCCAATGGGCTGCTGACGGGTGGCGTCATCACGCCGCACGCAACGGACAACGACAAGGTGAACATCAGCGCCATGACGCTGAACCTGAACGGCGTTGTGACCACGGTCGCTGCAACTACCGCGACGATCACCCGCGGCGTGAGCACTGACACGCACAATATCACCAGCATCACCGTTAACAGCAGCGGCGCTGTGGCTGCGGTGTCTGGCACTGACAGCACGGCGTTTTCCGAGACGCGAGCTGCAGCAGGCGGGCCTCCGCTGATCGCGACCACTTCGGTGGAGATTGGCCAGGTGCGCACGACCTCGGTGACTGCTGCCAAGGTGACGGCTGCCGAGATTTTCACGGTGGTGGGCACTCACACCGAGCGGGCGGACTATCCGCTCTACACCATCAACTACAGCGCTGGTTCCGTCACGTTCTTGGCTGCGCTGCCAGAGATTCACACTGGCTCAGTGCCGAAGGCAATTCACGCGAGTTTCGCGGCGCCGATCTTTTCGGACGTACAGCTTGCCTCTGATTTCGTACCGCCTGAGACCTCGCACTCTGTGACCAGCACGCAAATTTACGGCACCACGCTGGGCGCAACGTCCAGCACGCTAAACCAAGGCACGTTTACCGCTTACCTTGAGGATGGCGTTTCCGATGGCCTAGTGCTGCTGAAAAACCAGGATCTGTGGTTTAAGTTTTTCCCGGATCGCTACAAGTCGGCATACATGCTGAGCCAGGGCAAGCTGGGGATTACTCGCACATTCCCGGCCGGGGACAACATCAGCGCTGCCTGTACGATTTCCGCTTCAAGCGCTGCATCTGAGGTGAGCTGATGCCTTTCAATTCCGACCGCTTCGAGCGCGCAAAGTTCGAGGCCCGGAAGGCGCGAGTGTCTGTAGAGGCTCTCGCGCCTTTTTTTGACGATGGCGAACCTGCTGAGTGGGAGGTGCGCGGCTTGACCGCTGCCGAGCTCCATCAGGCCATGGAGGCATCAACGCGGCAAAGCTCCATTGAGAGCATCATCAAGGCATTGGCCAGCAAGGCAGATCAGGCCAAAGCCATCAGGCAGGCGCTGGGCATGACCGGCGACACGCCTGGCGAGATTGCCAAGCGCATTGAGATGCTGGTGATGGGCAGCGTCCAGCCAACCATTGACATGCCAACGGCGGTCAAGCTGGCAGAGAACTTTCCGATTGAGTTCCTGCAGCTCACCAACAAGATCAGCGAACTCACAGGACAGGGCGCCGAGCTTGTAAAGCCAAGCGCCGCCTCGCAACCGATCCAGAGCTGAGCGCAGCGCTCGCTTTTCTGGATTTGCGCGGCGGCTACCTCTACGAGCATCGCCCAGACATAATTCCGCAGGGATACCTGACCAACGAAGAAGTGGCAATCTGGGCCGCCTACTACGAAACGAAACAGCGCGATGGCCGACATACAACAAACCGTTGAGCTGATTTTTAAGGCTCAGAACCAGACCAATGCCGCCATCGCTGGGATTCAAAAAGATCTGGCAGCGCTGTCGGGCAATGCCGACACGTCCACCAAGGCCCTGAGCGGCACCAACGATCAGCTAGAGAAGATCGGCGGCAACAGGGCCGGCATCGCGTCTGCAACAGTAGCGCTGCAAGCCCTGGCCGGCTCGCTGGTCATCAAGGACTTTATTGACGCCAATGTTGCGATTGAGCAATTTCGCAACACGCTAAAGCTGGTCACGGGATCGACTGACGCGGCGCAGAAAGAGCTGGACTTCATAACCAACACCGCCAACCGCTTGGGCATTGAAGTCCGCGGCGCGGCTGGCGCCTATGCCTCGTTTGCGGCTGCGGCCAAGGGCACTGCGGCCGAAGGCGAAGGCTCGCGCAAGGTATTCGAAGGATTTGCCACGGCATTTGCTGCGCTTGGCACTAGCAGCGCGGATGTAACCGGTGCCTTCACACAGCTGGCTCAGGGCGTCAGTAAGGGCAAGTTTGAGTTGGATGATCTGAAGTCTGTTGCGGAGCGCCTGCCGGGGTTCTTCAACACTTTCGCCAACTCGCTGGGCGTCACCAATGAACAATTCTTCGACCTAATCTCCAAAGGCCAAATAGGGATCCCCGAGCTCATCAAAGTTGCCGAACAGCTCAAGACTCAGTTTGGATCTGCTGATTTCAGCAGTTTTAACAACGAGCTTTCCAGGCTTAAAAACTCGATCACAGATGCGCAAGTAACTATTGGCGACGCTGGCGCATTTAGGTTGCTTATAAAAGCGATTGAGGGCGCAACTGTTGTAGTAGTTGGCTCAACGTCTGCATTTGTACTTTTTGGCGAAGCGCTCGGCACAATCATTGCAGCAACAGTTTCAACTGCCAGCACGCTCAACGATTTTGTTAAGGGCAATATTACTCTTGCAGAAGCTCAAAAAAGAAATACGGCTGAAGCTGAAAGATTTAAGACAGCTATTGAGGGATCACTTACCAAAGCAACTAACGCAGTTGACGGGCTTGTTCCGAAATTCCTTGGCCTTGAGGACGCAACCAAGAAATCTACAAACGCCAGCGCCGGTCTTGCGGTAGCCATAGGCGCCGAAGAACAGGCCATGCTGGATGCCGTTAAGGCTGCGGAAGAGACTAGCAAAGCCAAGACAAAGAGCAAGGACGAAAGCGCAAAGCTCCAAAAACAATACCTGGACGAGCAAAAAGTCCTCATTCAGCAGACCAAGGTAGCGAATGACTACCAAGCCAAGCTGCAAGAAATTGCATCCAACGAACGCATCAAGTTTATCGAGGCCAAGGTCAGGCTGGACATTGCAAACGTCCAGGCCGATGCTCAGAAAGTCATTGCGGCGTTTGAGTCAATCAACGTTACGGTTACTAGCACAGGCGAAGTAATCGGCAGCGCATTCGGAGCGCTCAAAGACATCGACGGGTTTTATGGACTTGAAAAACTGCAACTGATTGAAAAGCAGCTAGAGAAAGAAAACTCCTACCGCGAGGAAGCCTTGGTGCTGCAGAAAAACCTAACCCAGGCTCAGATCGACAACCTCAACGCCAGATCGCAGGCCATTCAAGGCGGAAACGCGCTGGTTCAGATTGACGGCGCCGGCCTGCAGCCGCACCTTGAGGCATTCATGTGGGAGATACTGAAGACGATTCAGACCCGCGTAAATCAGGACGGCTTGGAAATGCTGTTGGGGACATGACATGATCGCAACCATCGCCGCGACAACCGCCGACCCGCTGGGCGTGGTCCAGCTTGAGCTAGACACTGATAGGTCAGACCTCAGCAGCATGACGCGCCGGGTGACGCGCGTGGCCACGCTTGATGGCTCTGCTGTGTTCAATGACTTCGGCTATTCACAGGCTGACCGCACGGTGCGCCTGGTCTGGCAAGTGGCCTCAGAGGCCCAGAAAACCGCCGTAGAGCGCCTGATGCGTCTGTACGCACTGATCACCGTCTCGCTTGCCGATGGCCTGTTCCAGGCCGCTGTAGAGTCCTTCACTGTGTCGAGTGGCCAGGCCACGCTTACCTTACTCATCAAGTCCAAACTTTCAGGAGATTGATCATGGCAGTGCCATCAGTTGCAACCTATTCCGTAGACGCCAAAGAAGAGGCTCACAAGGCCTTCCGTGACCTAATCGACGCCGGCTCTGCCGCAGGCAAGCTGAGAATTCGCGATGCCTCGGATGTCCTACTTGCCGAAATCCCGCTGGCTGATCCGTGCGGTACCGTGTCGGCATCGACGGGCGTGCTTACGTTTGACGTAACTTCGGCGGAAGACACTAGCGCCAATGCCACCGGCACGGCAGCATATGGCGAGTTCTGTGACTCGGATAACAACGTGCATCTGAGTTTGCCAACGCAGGCCGGCAGCGCAGCGGTCAGCGGCAAGCTGGTGCTGAATACCTTGTCGATTGTTTCTGGCGGGCCTGTAAAACTGGTTAGCGCAACCATTGGCTGATCATGGCTGATCCGAATTACAGTAGTGTCTCGCTTTTGCTCCACATGGATGGAGCAAATGGCAGCACTACGTTTACAGATAATTCGCCAAGCCCGAAAACAGTCACGGCTAATGGCAATGCGCAAGTAAGCACAACGCAATCAAAATTCGGCGGCGCATCTGGATATTTTGATGGAGCAGGTGATTATTTATCAATACCTGATTCGGCAGATTTTGATTTTGGGTCTGGTAATTTTACTATAGAATTTTGGATTTATTTTAGCACAACAGGACAAACTCATCTTATATGCGGACAAGCTGATTCTTTTTTGTCTAATGGTACAATTCCTTTTGCATGTTCAAGAACAGCAACAAATTATATTATATTTGAGGCTTACAGCGGATCTACAAATATAATTACTTTACAAACAACTTCAACAGTTACATCAAGCGTTTGGTATCATGTCGCAATAGTTAGAAATTCAAACATCTTTAAATTGTATCTTAATGGAATTGAACAACAATCTGCAACTTCATCTTCAGCTTTAAGTAATAGTACAAACCCTTTTTCAATTGGTAGATTGGGACTTTATAATGGTTTCTTTTTTTCAGGTTATATTGATGACTTTAGATTGACAAAAGGTATAGCTCGCTATACATCAAATTTTACTCCACCATCACAAGCATTTCCAAATAAAGCTCCAGATCCTGAAATTTATTTTGAAGAATCTGGCCCTCTTGGCAATGTAAATATACTATCTGCGCTTGAAGTACAAGCAGACATTACTGATTTTGGACCATTAGGCCAGCCTGCTGTTTTATCAAATAACATTTGCGGCTTAATTTCTGTTCCTAGTATTTTAGCATCAGCATCATCGTTAGTTTTTCATTTATTCGGGCAAGTTCAAGTTGCATCACCACTCGGTGCTAGTAATAGTTTATTGAATCATGACTTTACTGGCCAGCTTGGCGACGCGACGACCTACTACGTGATGGAGCTCACCACGCCAGGCGGCACGGTGCGGGTGCCTATCTCGAGCTGGCAGGCTACGCTGCAGACGGGCCTGAGCAACTACGTCCAGTGCGTCGTGCCAGCAGCGCAAAGCTACATTACACAGATCAACGCGGCGACGCAGTTCAAGATACTTCGTCAGGTGACGTTGCCGAATGGTTTTGTTGTTGAATACCAAATGGCAAACGGGCCTGTGCAGACAGTGACGCTAAATCAGGGACCATTCCGCTATACGGCGATTATTGAAGGATATTCCTCTGGCTTTGCCATCAACGAGACGCCAGATCCAGCTTACAACCGCACATTGCAGGGCCTACGCTCGGTTTCGGTTTCTGGCGGCAACGTCAGAGTTCGATCTGCTATTGACTGGCTGCTGCGGCCGTCGCAGCGTGTTTTTGCCGGCGACAGAAACTTTGTCGCGTCGTACATCAATTATTACGTCGGAAATAACGACGCATATATGGAAGTTGGAGAGCGTTGATGGGCAAGGCTACGGTACTGAGCAACCTTGGCGAAGGCAGGTACTCGGTAGCACTTGACACAGGAGCCGCAAGCGCGGCAGCGTTGCTGGCCCAGCTACAGGCCGACTTTGCGGCGGTGGAGACTCAGATCACGCAGGCCAGCAATGCGGTGGCCAGCCTCAACAGCCAAGTGCAGGTTCTTAATGCCGCCTGGGCTGCAGAGCTAGCGGTCTATGCTGCCAATCCATCGGCAGACACGGCGGCGATGGAAAAGGCGCTCGTTGCGCTGCGCACGAAAGAAGACGAGCGAGACGCACGCCAGCGCGAGCTGACAACGATGATCCTGAACCGCGGCGAGCTGGCCAAGCGAATCAACGTTATCCAGGACAAGAATTACAGCGCCGCGCGTGAGATCTGGTGCGCGGATTTCACGCCAGACGCATCAGGCGAGGTGGCAACCATTGAGATCCCCGGTGAGCCACAACATGTGCTTATGGTGCCTGGTGGCGCTGCGCACACCGCCGCCGATGGCCAGCTTCTGGCGCGCGAGCTGATGACCGGGCCGCAGGCGTATTTCAATGCCGCCATCTTGCCAGGATGGCAGAAGTTCAAGCCGACATACAGGCGCGGCGTCATCACTTCCATCAACTACGAAAACGACACCGCCGATGTCACGCTGACAGATGATCGTTCAACCGCCTTGGGGCTGGGCTCGCAGGGGCTGGGCATCAATCAGACCAGCACGCTTTCAGCCGTGCCGATTCTGTACCAGGACTGCAACGCCGAGGTCTTTGAGGTTGGCGACAACTGCGTGATTGAGTTCCAGGGGCAGGATTGGAGCAATCCCAAGCTGATTGGTTTTTTAAGCAACCCAAAATCATGCAGTGTTTGGTATTTAGTTGCATATCTTCAAATATCATCATCAACTACTGGGCCAATAAATTATCGATGGCAAGCAGAATATGATTACAAAAATCAAACAATAGCTACAGATTTTGTTTATACAAACAATGCCGGCGGGCAGTATTCTTTTGCCCAAATACATACTTTTTCTGATGGCAACGATAAAATATATGTGAGCTTTCAAGAAGGTGGCAGAATAATTAAAATTCAAAAAGCGCCTGATTATTTAAGAATATGGCAAACATCAATTAATGATAATGTGTATGCAATCACAGCCAAAAAACACAATGGCACGTGGTGGATTTTTGCTGTAACAAGAGGCACATTAAATAGCACACAAGATATTGAAAAAGTTGCAAGATTAAATTTTGACGATGGTTCTGTTTCTGTTTTGTTGCAAAAAACTATAAACAAAGTTTTGGCTCCACTGGCTCTAAGATTTTCAAAAAGTCAAAATGGAAATCAAATTGTTGCTCCTTATGAATACTTTGAAAATTTTTCCGGGTTCACGCCAATAATTAGATATACAGATAAATTTTCAAATAGCAAATCCTTAAACATTGCTTACAATTTATATACATTTTCTGACAACACAGTTTCTGCATCTTATGACAACAAAGATGCGTCTTCTACTTTTAACGCTCATTTTTATTTTAATAACAACGTCCTGCAAAAGTATCAATATAGCAATTTTTACCCAGCTATTGGGAGAACATATCCGATTAATCCTCAATCAACTTTTACAGATTTTATTTCTGCTACAGACTCAGAAAGTAGACTTTCATCTGTATCGGCAACATACACAGCAAATAATTATGACACTTTAACAAATGATTTTTTTGGATCAGTTAACAATACAATTAAAGTATTTTATGATCCAGATTATAATATAAGCATTGACAACATAGTTTCATTAAGTTATGTAAGTACGCTTTTTCCAGTAGGAGATTCATTTACAAGAGGCGCTTCACAAACGTACACAATTTCATATTTATACAACAATAATATTTTAACGTCATACACTAAAAGCAATGATTTTCCATTATCGTCTGATGGCTATTTGCCTAGCTTAACCTCATATACTGTGTCAGGCAATAAAGCTGGCGCATATTTTTCTAATAATGTTGGAATTGCTTATTTGCCAAATATATATGCTTTGTCTTATTATTATTTAAACACTGCTGGTAATTTTAACGGAATGCAGCAAAGCAACAACAGCAAAATCACTAAATTATTTCAAGATGCATTAACTTTAGACAATAGAGAAGGGCAATATATTGTATCAATAGGATTTTCCCTAGAATTTAATTCTATTTTGTGAGTTTTGTATGAACTTTCAAACCGCATTTGCCCTTCTGTTGGGCCACGAAGGCGATTTCTCCGACCATCCTGCCGACCCAGGAGGCAAAACACGCTACGGCATTACCGAGGCAGTCGCCCGCGAGGTGGGATACACAGGCGACATGCGCGAGCTGCCGCTTGATCTAGCGCAGCGGGTATACATGGAGCGTTACTGGAAGCCCGTGCGCGCCGATGATCTGCCGCCAGGCATTAGGTATGCAGTGTTTGACGCCGCGGTGAACTCAGGCCCAAGTCAGGCAACGAAATGGTTGCAGCGGGCGCTGGGCGTTGAGGCCGATGGAGTGATCGGACCTAAGACTCTGACTGCGGCTTATGCACAGGACGCCAATTCATTGCGCATGCGCATGCTGGCCCAGCGGCTGCGATTCATGACCGGCCTGACCAACTGGCCGGCGTTCTCGCGTGGCTGGGCGCGTCGGATTGCTGACCTGATGGAGGGATGATGGACTTTGACTGGAAAAGCGTTGTCAGAACCGTTGCACCAGGCCTCGCCACAGCGCTCGGCGGCCCGCTGGCAGGGGTAGCTGCGTCTGCCCTGTCCGATGCTCTTCTAGGCCGTCCTGATGGCTCTGAGGCCGACATTTCGCAGGCGATGGCCGTCGGTGGCGCCGATGCGCTGGTCAAGATTAAAGCCGCAGAGCAGGCGTTTCAGGTGCGCATGCGCGAGCTGGACATTGATCTGGAGCGGATCCACCAGGCAGACCGCGATGGTGCGCGAAAGCGCGAGGCGGCCAGCGGTGACACCTGGACACCGCGGCTCTTGGCCATCGGCATCACGTGCGGCTTTTTCGGCGTGCTAAGCTGGCTGCTGGCTGAAGGCAAGCCTGAAACTGGCGGAGACGCGCTGCTGGTCATGCTCGGCGCCCTGGGCGGGGCCTGGGCTAGCGTGGTGGCCTATTACTTTGGATCTTCGGCCGGCTCGCGCGAAAAGACTGCTTTGCTGGGCGGCAAATAGCTTGGGCATGGTTTGTCGTCCATCACCCAGGCGACCATCCAAACTTGGCGGTCATGCGGCGGTGAAAGTCTGCGCATGCAGTTGTTGCATTCTGCGCGGTGGCTGCCGGCGCAGAGGGCTGTGTCGGCCGAGAGTTGCCTCATGATGCCAACATGCTTAAAGCCAGAATGATGCACAGCACTGCCGCTACAACGGCAGCCAGATAGATTGTGGCTCGTTCGATGCTCAAGTCTGCATCATCGTCTACGCCAATATCAGTGCAGCATTCGGCGGCCTCGGGGTATCGGCCCTGCTGGTCGCCGCCTTTGGGAATTCGAGAGGTCATCTTGCGATCTCCTTCAATAGCCGATCACCGGCAGTGTAGACGCGTATCTTTTTGCTGACGCGCATCGGGTTCTGTTTAAGCGTGGACTTCACCCAGCCCTTCGTTTCCGCATGCTTCAGTGAACTGGTGACGTTGTTCTGATCGGTGCCCCATCGAGCAGAGATCACTTCCGTGGTCAGCTCTGCGTCTGGGTTCACGGCCAGATAGACGCAAACTGGGGTGACGAGGCTCATAGGACTCCCAGTTGCCACACGCTGTTGGCCACCGGCCTGAGCACAGGCGCTGGCTTGACGGACTTGGGCTTTAACCGCAGCACAGGCGGCTTGCTGATAGTCAGGTACAGCCCCCGCCGCGCGCCTGGCAGCAGGTTGACGAGGTGGTTGGACTTGACGAGGTTCTGGACCGCATAGCGCGCTTGGTCAGGCCGCTCGTAAAAGTGCTGCCTGATCTCGCTCATCGTGCGAGCGTGCCGGCAGTAGTCCAGCACCGCTGCGGCGTGCTCTTGGACAAATCTCATGCTTCGCTCCTTGCGCCGTACTTGTGCCAATGCTTCTCGCAGATCATGCCGAAGGCAGTGCTGCCATCTCTTTCCCAGTACGCAGGGACGCCGCCATACTGCGACTGGCAGCCGCATGACAGGGTGAACTTGGGTTTCTCCAGCGCGGCCTCAATCTCCTGATTCGCATCAGTCAGGCGTTGCAGTGCTTCCTCTGCCAGCGCGGCGCGGAGGGCTGTGATGGCATCTACCGTGTAGCCTTTCTGCATGTGCGGGTACTGCTTGGCGTGGTCTTCCAACGCCTCCAGCGCTTGACGCGCAGCGTCTCTCAAGTCACTCATTTCATATCCTTTGCTAGCCAAGCAGCAGCCCCAACGATGGCGCGGCGGGTGGCGACAAGCCTGTCATCGCCGCTCCGCAAAAACTCAACGTGCAACGGGTCGTCGTCATCGACACACCACACGACACGCCACACCTCAACCATCCCACGCGGAGCGTCGAAGCCGTTGTCAAGAATTGGAAATTGCTTTGCATGAAGTCCCAACCTCACCGCCAGCCGCAGCGCATCGCCGTCGTCGGTGAGGGGGTTCCACCAACTTTTACCCGGCTCCACACCTCGGTACATAAACGCGCCGTAGTCGTCGCTCCAAGCACCAAGCGTCAGCCCCGCCGCCTTGGCGGCGGCCTCAAGTAGTTCGCGGTCACTCATGCTTGCCTCCCAATCTCAGCCGCAGCCCTGACGATGGCGCGAGTCATGTCCAGTTCTCCCTGATCTCTTCGTCACTCGGGAACGGGCGCAGTCCTTTTCCAATCTCAGCCGCAGCCCTGACGATGGCGCGGCGGGTTGCGGCGTACATGTCCTCGTTGCCGTGCTCAGTTGTTGGGTGTGCCGGCCACCACTCTCGGCTACCTAGCATCACTTGGTCGTGATGCG